ATTCTGCTCAACCGTCCAAAACTCGCCTTTTTCCTTGTCTAATACGGGTGAGCATTTGAACGTGGGTAAGCACAACGCCCAGGGGTCGTTGTCGTTGCCATACGTCCACGCGGCCCCGATGACCGGAAGGCCGGCGGCACCGAGCACGGTTTCCGGCCCGTCATTTTCAGGGCTCGAGACCTTGACCAACCATCGAATCGTGTAGTCCCGGTGCCCCTCCTTGTCCCGCTCCAGTTCCCAACCAATGCGGCCCCATAGTGCTGCTGACATGCTTAGGTCCTTAAGTTGGTTGGTGTGATGTTGACGGTCTGGCCGGTGCCACGCGTGTTGGTGGCAATTTCGGCAAGCAGTGTCTCCACCCGAACCTCGTGGGTGCCAACACCCGTGGTCCCAATGCCGGTCGATGTGACGCCGCCCACGCCCAGGGCCGCCAGTCCGCCGCCCTGTGTTACGCCGGGGGCCGAACCCCGTGCTAATGTGGCCCGGTGCTCCGCGAGCCGCTGCATGGCGTCAGCGGTGTACGCCTCCACCGCCTGGATACCGCCCACACTCAGCTCCATGGGCTTCTCTAGGTTTTTGCGTAATGCACCGGCCTTGTCTTCTACCTTTTCCATCTGCCTCACCGGCTCCGTTGCCAGATCCACATTGTCCATCGCCATCGTGGCGTCCGCAGTCATATTATCTATGCCGGCCGTTGCCATGTTGGTTGCGTCTTCTACCGCCTTGAGCTGCTTGGCCGGTTTGTCGAAATTGAAATTAGGCCCGGCCACGGAAAACTCAAACCCCTGGCCCGGCAACGCAAACCCGCTGGATTCTTCCTCAAAGATTTTTCGGGCGGTTGCAAAGAAGTCTTTATTTTGTTGGCCCTCCTGGAAGTCATCCACCATCTGCCCACCAAACGCCTTCATCTCATCAAGCACCGGCCCCGCGTATTTGTCGAAGGCCCCCTTGGCTTTTATGGCACCCTGGCCCACCGCCACACCGATGTCGATGGCCATGCCGGCCAGCAATTCGGCCGGGTTTGGTAGCTCGCCCGTCAGGATCTTCAGCAACATGGGACCCAGCCGCTGGCCCAATTGGTAAAGGATGGAGAAAAACGCTTTTGGAATTTCGAGCAGGATCTGCCCGGCCGCCACCGCCAGGCCAGTGAATATCGTAGTTATGCCACCCGCCCACTTTTGGATGAGCATAGTGCTCTTAACCACAAAATCAACAACCTTTGTAACAAATTCCACGGAGAAAACGTAGGTAATCAATTCAGACATTCGGGCACCAAACCAACCCTGCCACGCGGCCCAAAGCCGGAACGCTATACGCACCACAACGATGATGTTTTGGATGACGAGCCCGAAGTTATGCACCCACAGCCGCACTATGTCCGACACCAACGTGGCCCAATTGCCACGGAGCCAGTCGATTGCTATTCCGAAATTCTCTTGAAAATTGTAAAGAAAGCCGGTAATACCATCGAACGCCCATTGTGCGATTTCCTTCGTCCGGGTCCACGCGGCATTCAACCCGGCCGGGCCGACTATGAGGTAGGCCAGGCCATAGATGACGGCAGCCACAACGGCGACAATCGCGATGATTTTTATGAACGGAAGTAGTGCGGCGAGGCCGGCAAACCGTATGGCACCCATAACCACGCGCACCGCACTGCCCAGCACCCGCAAACCCTGGATGAGCTGAGGCATGTGCATGGCCAGCTTTCCGAATATCAAAAGGGTGGGGCCGGTTACGGCGGCCACCTTTGCTATATTGAGAATAAGCTCTTTGTGTGCGGTTGAAAGCCCTTTCACCCATAGCACACCGGACCGCAAAACGGCCAGGGTGCGTTTGGCCGACGGGAGTAGTAATTGGCCAAACGCCACGGCCGTGTCGGTTATATCGGCCGTGAGCTCCCGTTGTTGGTTGGCGAAACTGTCCTGGGTGCGTGCATAGTCGCCGATAGCGTTTCTGCTTTGCTCAGTGGCGAGTTGTAGTGTGGCCACGGCCTTGGCTTGCCGCCCGCTCGCATGCACCATGCCGTTTTTTGTGTTGAGGGCCACCCGTGCCTTTACGTCTTCGTCCAGAATGGCGATACCGAGTGCCTTCATCATTTCACGCTCACCGAGGAGGCCCTTGGTCAGTGCCTCGGAGGCCCGGGTTGCACCGCCCTCGAGATTCTGAAAGCTGGCTAAGTCAACCGCCAACTTTTGCACTTCTTCTGATAACCCCAAGGCTTCATCCTGGGCAAACCCAAAGCCGGATAAGAGGTCACTGGTGTCGGATAGCATACGTTTAGCCTCCCCACCGGATAACCCATAATTGTCGTCCAGCTGCTTGGCCACCGCATTGGCCCGGTTGTTTACCTTGCTGAAGACGACATCGAATTTCGAAGACGTTTCTTCCGCATCGGATGCCATTTTGATCAGGCCGGCCGACATGGCCGCTAGTGGTGCCGTGACGCCCAGGGTCATGGCCTTGCCAGCGCCGGCCATGCGGCTGGACGCACGCTCCGCCGTATTGGTGACGCCGACCATGGTGCGGTCAAACCCGGCGGCGTCACCCATGATCTTCACAACAAGGCGTTCTAATACGGCTGCACCACCAATCATGGCTTATTCCTTATTTTGCATTCTTAGAAATCCAAACCATTTTGACTTCGCCCACGCCATAAGCGTGTTGGTTGGTGCAACCGGTGGTTGTTCTTTTGTGAATTTCAATAAAAAATCTTTGATCTGAACTGACCTTGGGCTTTTCACCTGCCCCCGGCGGATCTCACACGCTATGGCGGCCATGTAGTGGAATAGTGGGTCAAACCGGTTGGCTTTTTCATCCAGCCAAACGCACCACATCACAAACTGCTGGGAGGTGGTTTTGCGTTTGGTTTCGTCTAGTGCCATACCCAACTCGGAGGCCAGCCGCATCCATGCCTGGTTCTCTGAATTGATTAGTTTTTTTTTGCCTCTGCTTCTGCCTCGTCATCCAACCCACAAATTCGCTGGCATTCTTTGAAGATGAGTTGCAATTTCCGGGATGGTAGTGTTTGCACCCAACCAATATCCACGGCCGCCTTTTCGCCAAAAGGGAACATGCACCGGCAAACCAGCAGGGCTTGGATTTCATTGTAATCCTTCAGGCCCGCCGGTTTGCCGGTGGCATCATGCCGCATCTTCTTCCCCATGGCGTTGAGGTACATGTCCCGGCCCGCACCGTCAAACTCACGGAGCACATACCTATGCTCCGTGCCGTCTTTGTTGTCGCGGATGGTTACGTTTACTTCTTCAAAATCTAGATCAAAGTCAAGGCCTGGCATGTGTTTTCGCTCGCGGGTAGTTGGGTTTGGTTTGGTTTGGTGAGTGTGGTGCCACCGGGTGTGGTGCCACCGGGTTTGGTTTGGTTTGGTGAGTGTGGTGCCACCGGGTGTGGTGCCACCGGGTTTGGCCTACGCCGGGGCGGTGTAGACCGGGATTGTTTCGACGTCCGACGCATTCAGGTTCGTCGGAATGATGGTGATGTCAGCCATGGGCTGGGACCCCTCCTCTAAATCCCCTGGGCTGAACTCATCGATCCACCCGTAGAACGCAAGCGTGGATGTGTCCGGGAATGTGACCGTGATGAGTTGGTTTTTATTGATCATTGCAATGATTTGCACATACAATGCCGGGTCCCATGCCACGGATAGGGTGGACTCCGATACCGTGTACAACGATTTCGGCGAATTGGTCCGGACGGCCGTGTTATGCATGGTGGTTGTGTCTATGGCACCACCACCGGAAATGCCGGGCGGTTTAGCCGTCTTTTCCCACATCTTCACAGCAGCGTCCAGGGCGAACGTAATCAGGCATTGATACCCGTCTTTCATGACTGTCATCGTGGCTTCCTCCTATGGTTGGCACGTCGTGATTCTACTACCCGGAACTGGGAAAAACAAGTCCTACAGTTCCGCACTAACCGTGGCCACAAAATTGGCCGTGAAATCGAACAGCCGTGTATCCTCTGCCCGGCCCAAGGTGATGATATCAGAGGTGGGTGTAACGTTGTGGATAAAGTATGGGGTGGCGTCCACCATAACCTGCAGCCGCCGTATGTTCTGGGTCAGGGCAACGTAGAGGGCCGCTATAACCGCCCGGCCGGTGGTGTATGCACGGTGCCGCACCCGCAGTTGAATGCCCGGGTGTTTTACCACCTCGCCCGTCGACATGTATCGGCCATCTAGCCGCCCGGTCGTGTCAAATACGGCTATCGCATTATCCGAGGCACCAGCATAGTATGGGAGCGCCCCAACCCAAACAGGGTATGCACCCGGTGGGGGTGCCACGGCATCGGGCCAGTGGGCCAGATCAAGGTCTACTAGTGCCTGTGCCACCAACCAGGCCGGGGAAATCAGTGTAGGTTCATTCATACTTATGGCCCACCTCTTTCCGAAAAATGGCCCGCATCTCTGGCACCTTGGTCCGTGCCGGCTCTTCTAGGAACTTGCTTTGCCCACTACGGGTGGCGATCATCTCGTGAACGTAAATCGAATAGTCGGCGGTGTACCCAACCCGCACCACAGTCTGGAACCCATGCCCCGTCTGACGGGTAAAGGCAGAGGCCCGTAAGTTGCCGAGATCTACCGGCACAATGCTTTGCGATTCACCCTGCAGGTACAACCCGACCTTCAAGAGACCACGCTCCATGCCCCCGGCGTATTGCCGGCCCTTGGCGGCCACGGCCTTGGTCAAATCGCTGATGCCGGTAAGTTGGATGATTTTGGCCATTATAGTACCGCCCTGTGTAGGGTGCCCGCACCATCGTAATCGAGCAAGGCCTGGACCTGCCGGATCACACTCGCCCCGGTGTTGTCCCGGGGGTGGGCCTCGGCACCGGCGGCCGTGCCAAGCATGATGTACCCGCCGAGCGATAGGCCGGGCGGTGTGTACACCCGGGCCTTGCTTACCGCTTTCATATCATTGGCGTCCATAAATTCAATGGCCATATCAACCCACCGAACCAAGATGTCCTGCGGGGTGCCATACGTTTCCACGCCCGTAACATCACGGCCCGTAAGGGGCCAGTACACGCATGGCTGAATTCGTAAGTCTGATTGAATGCTCATTATGGCGCCCCGGCGGTATGGGTGTTTGTCGAGCTGGGCGTGCCAAGCCATGCCACCACGGCACGACGTCGGCCCATACGGGCCAGGCACCCGGTGGGATCTAAATCCATAGCCGCCTGCCCGTAGGTGGTGGAGACAAACCCGTGGCCCGCGACCGGTGCCGGTACAGACCACGTTCGGGATACCCCATCACCCACCGCATCGGTCTTGATAACCCGTGCCGTTCGGCCCTGGGGGCTCGCGGCATAGTAGTGGGCCGCCAGGTTGCGTTCAATGAGCTCGAGTGTGGCCGTCCCTGCGTTTCCAAGGCCGGTGCATGCGGCGGCCGCGTTTGTCAGCACGGCGTTTGCTATGGTTATGAACGGCGTGATATTCGTGTCTTTCGCCGCCTGATCCGCCCCGTGTACTTCTACGATTTCCTGGACGAGGGCTGGGGTTGTCCGTGCCATGATCTATTCCTTGAAACGGGAGTGGGGCGATGAGGCCGGCCCGCACCATACAAAGCCGGCCCCATCGGGAACCCATGCACTACTTGGTCCGTGCTTTACTGGGTGGCATACACGGCCACCCAAGCCTTGACCTTCGCCTGGCTGGTCAGCGGTGCCTCATTTATTGGGCTGTGCATGTCTCCGGGGTCAAAGACGTTATACCCGGTGGCACCATGCAACACCCGCACACTCAACTCGACGGCCTGGGGGAATTTTGCGGTTACATCTTCATCCGTTTCCCCCTCCTTTAGCACAATTGCCGGGGTTGTCGTCGCAGCAACGGTGGCAGGTACCGTTTGCGCGGCCTGTGGGGCCGATGTGACCACTTCCGGTGCTTCGTCGGTTGTCGCGTTGGGGTCCGTATTGCCGGGCCGTGTCGGGCACCACACGCCGCCGTCGGTGCCGGTGTAGGGTTGGAATTTGTTGGCACCCCACTTATCTGCTAGGTCTTCAGTGGTACGGAGTACGGTGCCACCGTTGTGAGCTGTGCCGTCGGCGTCGATATGGCGGCCGGCTGTTAGTTTGAATCGGTACATGATACTTCTCGCATTACATGGGGTTTGGTTGAACGAAAATAGGCCGGGCGGTTAAGCCCGGCCCATGGGGTTATCGGTGGCACCGGTTGCCGGGCGTTATACCGAGCCGTGAATGATGCCGGTGTTGCTATTATGTTCGGCACGCAGCTGGGGCACTAGGATGGCCATCACTTTGAAATTCAGTTGCATACCGCCCTTGGATTCCCATTGGACCGTCTTGATGTCCATGCCAATAACGGCACGGGCAACGTCGGTGGTCTTTTGGATGAGCAGCAAATCATACCCGGTTAGGTAATCCAGCGTCTCAACGCCGTCAATGCCGTTGATCCGTGCCAGGCGTTCCCGAAGGGTCTGCGAAGAGGCACCGGAGGCACTATAATCGCCGTCCATGAACGGGTCCCACGCCGGCGAGCAGTACATCATGTAAGGGCCGTAATGGTGGGCGTCATGGGCTCGCTTTTTCATGTCCAACACCTCGGCCAACGTAACCGCTTGGTTGGTCGTGGTGGGCGTGGTGATGGACTTGGTGATACGGCTTGGGAAATTGGTGTACCCATACACGTACCCGCCGCCAAACTTATAGCTCCCGGCGGTGCCAATGGTCAGTTTCTCAACCATTTCGGCGACCTTGCGGCCGGCCAGCTCCGCGTGTGTGGTATCCAGTGGGCTTCCGCCGTTGCGGCTTGCCAGAATCTGGCGGGCCGAATAGTTGAAATCCTTGTGGATGATTGGCAGGGGCAGGTTGCCCAATTCGAACACGGGGCGGTCGTTGGCACCCTCGGCCAGGCCATCCATCGAGACGCTTGCGTCCGAGATGTCACTTTGGGTTTCTGTTTCGAGCACCGTTTTCGCCATGCCATTCGGTATGGCATAGGTTAGGCCGGCGGCCCGTAGGTCGGCAAACGCCTTGAGGCGTGGTTGTGCCGCCTTGACAACGGCCAGGTCAAGTGTCTTCCAATCTTCCTTCCGCAGCGTGGCGTCGGCATTGCACACCATGTTCCGCAGGGTGCCACCCACGTTCACGGTCATATAACTACGGTTGTCGTTGCCAATGAATGGCCGCAACACACCGGGGTCGAAGTTGTTCTGCATTAAGCGTCCAGCAACGTCACCGGTCGCTTTTCCGTTCATGATAAAATCCATCAGGTTTCCTCCGTAGGGTGTGGATGGCGTCGTTGGAGAGTTTGTTGATTTAAAGGGTGGGGCCGCACAACACGCACGGCCCCGGGGTGGTTGCATACTTACACGCGTTCGGCACGAACAAAGCCATTGGCACCGGATGGCGATAGTGCCTCTAGTGCTTTGAATGATGCCTTGCCGTTTTTGCCAACGATCGCAAAGCCGATAGTCAACGTGTTATTCAGTGCGGCTGTTGCGTGCAAATTGCTGATTGTGATTTTGAAGCTACCGGCAGCAACGGCGGAGACGAAGACCATGGGTGAGCCGGCTGATGCCGTGCTTTGGATACTCACGCTAACCACATCACCGGCCTCGACCAGCGTGTTGTTGACCTGGAACGTGGTTTCGGCGGCACCAGCCAAGGTGCTCGAAACAGTTGTGATGGTGCCGGTAACCGTGCTAACGGTCACGGCGGTTGTGATTGATGTGAGCTGGGTAACCGCACCGGCCGAGAGTTCCACCCATAACCCGGTGCCGGTGCCCTCACCAATGAGCAGGTCGCCCACGGCAATTGTTTGGCCATCCTTGACTAATAGGTTGACCTCATCGCCAGATGATGGCATGTAGTAGAAAACAATGTCGTCGGTTGCATACGCGTCGTCGATTGATTTTCCTTGAAGTCCATCTTCCTTGGCGATCATTACCGGCCCAGCGGCGGCACCGCGTTTGGCCTGGTTTGGATCAAATTTTCCGTCGGCCGCCATGGCGATGTCCATACCCGGGGAGATTGCTGAATCGGCAACCCCCTCCTTGTGGTGGCAACGGCCCTTGAGAACGATCCGGTTGTGTGAAGCTGACATTCGAGTCTCTCTTTCTTCCCCAAATAATGCTGGGGGGAACAACATGCCCTAAAACGTAAATAGGCCGCCCACACGGTGCCGGCGGTCCTTTGCCTACTTAGTTGGCCTTGCGGTGGCCCCAACCGGTCTCGGGTGCGTCCAGGGGCTCTTCGTCCCCACCCGCGTTCCCTACCACTGTAAACTGGCCACCGGCGGCACCTTCGTAATTCACCGGCCGCCCAACGCGTGCCATTTTGCGAAGTGCCGGTACGCTGAGGCCGGTAAGATCAGCCTCAGTTAGGCCACTGCCATTGCCAACGATCTGGGCCACCAATGTGGCCCGCTCATGGGTGCCATTGGCAACCACGGTCGATACGGCTTCACGCAGTACGCCGGGTGTGGTGCCAAATGCCTTGGCCATATTGGCAACTAATTCTTCTTCTGTGACTTCTTTCGGGGCCGCCGCGGTAACGGTTGCACCGCCACCAACCTCGGCCGCCGTTTGGTTTGCCTCTACGCCTGGTTCAACGGTTGCACCGTCACCAATCATCTTTGCCAGGGTGGCTTCTGGCATGGCCATCAACGCCGGCTTGTCTGTATCATCGAACCGGCCATTGCCAACCAACTTGGCCACCATTTCATCTCTGGTCATCTGTTTCTCCTGAATAGTGGCCCGGTTGCCAACAAAGGCTCCGTCGGCCGTACGGTACTCGGTAACACGCACTACCTCTACGCGGTCGCCGGTAAGTTCTAGCTTCCCGTCTGACATTGTAAAGGCTTGCTTCCAAATTTTGCTCTCGTATTCAAAAATAACGAACTGCTCTTTGCTATAAACATCCTCCACCCAAGGCCCGGGGGCGTCGGTGCCACCGGCGACGTAAGCGTCCTGAATCAGCATCTGGAGAGCGTGGCGGGTGTTGTTGTCCGATGGGTTGAGGTAGTTGTTCACAAGGCCCATACGCACCAGCACGTCGTCGATAGCCTTCATGATTTTATTGGTGGCACGCCAACCGGTGCTTCGGATGGCCTCGTTCAGCCGTAGGAAACCCGCCCCGTCCGCAACGCTGCATGCACCAACCTCGTCGGGTAGGATAGCCAAGTGGTCCGGGCCGTGGTTGCGTGCGATGGCCGTGTAGTGCTTCCCGTTGTGCTCCCCATCGGCCAGCTCGTTGGCCGTGAATAGGCCGGTGGATAGCTCTTGGATTGTCTCCGACTCGAGGCCCTCTAAAATACGCGGGTCCACGGCCTCTAGCCGGCTCACTTCCACCCATGCCTCTGCCTTGAGTTTCTTGTCCTCATACCGCGTATTGAGGATGATACCCACCTTCCGCTGGTTCAGCACGGCCGGGGAGCACGCGGTAACACCAACGCCGTTCTCCTTGGGATGGTAGACCACGATTGGCTTGTGGTTCCATATTGGTGCCGCCTTGGCGATTTCATCGCCCGGGTAGAACAATGGGCCATCGCTGCCAGCATGCACCCCCTCCACCAGCATGACCATAGGTACCACCAGGTGATCCCGGCCCTCGAGTTGTGCGTGGCGAATCGTGCCGCTTATATTTGTCGTAATTTTCTGGATCATATGTCTCTCCTTGTGAATATAATACGGCACCCACCGGCCGCGTTCAAGCCTGTTTGTTAGTCCGGCCCAATGGCCCAATCTAAATGGCCCGGCCAGGCCACCTCAAACGCCCATATAATGGTCCACCAGTACCACCGGGGCAAAATCCAAAAGGCACCGGAGCCGTCCCGTATACGCCCACAGCGGGCCGAGAACGTTTCGTTTGGGTCGTGGCCCCCGTGCAACGTGTTGATCAGCTGGCTTGCCGCCTCTACGTTAGCCTTGAAGTATGTTTTCACTCCGGGTAGTCCTTGAACTGACCTATGGTGCCACCGCCCGCGAGCAACTGCACGACAAGCGAACCCGCCAACCAAGCACCGGTCATGCTACTCAGTGGGATGTGGTTATCCGTGCCGACGGCCCGGTGTGTGTTGTTTGCCGCCCGCCAATTTCGCCACGTGGTGGCAACCGGGTCGCCGTCTTCGTCGGTTGCCGTGCTGCCCGGCAAGTAGGCCGGCACGGCGTCGTCGTAGGCCGAGTCTGGGATTGTGATAAATACTTCGTAATCAATCAATTCAAAATACACACCAACCGCCGCAAACAACCCAAACGCGGCCGGCAAGGACGCCAGTGGGAATTTTTCATAGGCAAAGAACGGCGACATGTACACCGGGCCGGGTGGTGCCGGTACGCCGTATTGACGGGCCGCCACGCCGCGAAACATATTGATCCCGGGTTGCTTGTTGTACCCCCGTTTGACGAGCTCGGCCCGTGGAACCTCGTGGTGGTGCCACCACGGGCCTCGGGTGATGTTCATCGCCCCAACTAAAGCCGTAAACGGGTTCGGCCCACCGCCCAACTCCGCCGGGAGTGTTGGGCCGCCTAGTATCTCTAGGCAGGTTTCGTGCGCGATAAAATGTGCCATTATCTTAGCAGGCTAAACCTGCCCTCCTTGGTTGTTTGATTGATTCCAATTGCTACATCGCCAGGGGCACCGTCGAAGCTATATTTCGCCAACACGCCATCACCCGGAACATCTTTGCCGAAGAACACTGG